ACGCTGACCGAAGACGAGCGCGGCTTGAAGGTTGAGGCTCGCCTTGACCCAGCCGATCCAGACGCCGCTGGCGTCATCTCCAAGCTGACGCACGAGGCGTTGGCGATGGGAATGTCCTTCGGCTTTACCATCCCAAAGAACGGCGATGAGTGGAACGAGGATGAGCGCACGCTGCGCGAAGTCAATCTCTTTGAGGTGAGCGTCCTCTCCGCAGGACAGACTCCCGCCTACCCAGCGACGCTGGGCTTGACCTCCGTTCGCAAGGTCGCGTCCCGAATGGGCGTAGACGGCGACCGGCTTATCTCAGCCATCGAGTCCTTGAAGTCGGCGCAACCGCTGACCGAAGAGGATGTCGAGGTGATTGAAACCGTCACGGAGAAGTTGGCTCCGAAGCGCACAGGGGTGGACCCATCCATCGCTCGCGCCAAGTTGCTGCTCGCCGAGATGGAATCAGAAACGCTCTAGAAGCCACGAGACCCCGCCCCGCTGCGCTAGTACGCAAGCCCGCGATCAGGTCATCCCGCTAGGCGAGCCGCAACATTGTGGAAACCAATCAAAAAAAGGAGACAGAAATGTCAGACGCACGAAAGTTGCACGAGAAGCGTGCCAACCTTCTGACCGAGGCTCAGTCCATCGTGACCGACCTCGCCGAGAAGGGCGAAGCGCTTGAGGGCGAGTCACAGGCTCGCTTTGAGAAACTTACTTCGGAGGCTGCAACCGTTGCGGCCGCAATCCGCTCAGAGAAGGAAGCCACGGAAGCACGAAGCGCTGCTGATGCAGTTCGCGCTGAGTACGCCACGGCAATCGCTCCGAAGGTTGAGAAGACCGAAGGCTCGAACGACGAACTCCGCGCACTCGCCCGCAACGGCGGCGTGCAGGTGTTCGAGTACCGCGACGTCACACGCAGCACTGGCCTGGGCAACCCAGTCACCATCGCTGACCGCGTGAACGTAGTTGCGGCACAGTTCAACCCATTCATTGACCCAGCAATCGTGACTGTGGTTCGCGCCTCTACAGGCAATAACGTGCAATTTCCTCGGGTCACAAGCCTAGGGACTGCCGGCAGCGTGGCTGAGGCTGGCACGATTGGCGAGTCGGACGGAACGCTCAGCGCGCTGTCCCTCACACCAGTCAAGTACGCGACGATCATTCAGGTGACGGAAGAACTCGCAACGGATGCGGCGTTCGACCTATCCGCGATGATCGCCGACAAGTGCGGCGCCGAAGTCGCAGTTGCTCACGGTGCATTCGCTGGTACGGCAGTCGCGGCTCAGGCTTCGATTGGCGCAACTGGCTCCGGCACGGTGTCAATCAACCCAACCTTCACCGACCTTGCGAAGCTGAAGGCGTCTGTGAACCAGGCGTACCGACGCGCACCAAAGGCTGGCTGGTTGATGAACGACACGACGCTCGGCGTTGTGACTGGTCTCGTGGATACGGCTGGACAGCCAATCTTCCGACCAGGCGATGCGAACACTCCAGATCGACTCCTCGGAGCGCCGATCTACAGTGCAGCACTTATTGACCTGACCGATGACACTGCAGGCGCAATCCTGTTCGGTGACCTCGGACAGATCTACACCGTCCTCGTAGGCGGCGTGCAGGTTGAAGTCTCCCGCGAGTTCGCGTGGAACCTCGGCCTCATCTCCTACAAGGTTCAGGTGCGCGGCGCCACTGGGCTGTCACAGGCTTCAGCGGTCAAGTCGTACAAGTCAGCCAACGTCTAATCTTTAGACGCTTAGGTTGAGCGACAGGGAGTCGGGCTTCGGCTCGGCTCCCTGTCGCATTAGCAGGAGGGAAAATGGACATCTGGCACAAGATCAAGAAACTGGCTGCGAAGGGTGCGCCTAGAATCAACGCAGAGGCACCTAGCAGCCTCGTAGAGCGCGCCATAGTGGTCAGGTGGGGCAATACAGCCACCGTCAAGCGAACGCCTGTCCAGTGGCGGGAGAAGGGGAAAAGCGAGTGAGCGAGCAGCGCATCAGCAGCAGGCAAGTCTCAGTCGGCACGGCTGCCGTCGCCATCGGCGAGGGCTTGGTACCTGGCTCAACCTTTGTGCTGCATACCGACACTCAGGGCAACCACAACATCTTCATTGGGCCAGTCGGCGTCACAACCTCCACAGGCTTTGCGCTGCATAGCGGTAGCAACCTCATACTGAGCGTTCCTGAGCGCGTGCAGTTGTATGCTGTCACCGAATCAGGCACGCACGAGTTGTTTGTCCTACAAATCGGAGGTCGCTAGATGTCATACGCAACCCTCGCAGAGTTCAAGAGCGCCATCGGGATCGGCACTGCCGACGTCACCGATGACACCGCGTTGCAGTCGGTGCTCGATGCAACCGACGCGTTGATTGACCTCTACACCGACCGCAAGAACGGCTTCGGCACCGCGACCGAGACGCGCTACTACACCGCGACCGACTACCAGTACGTCCTCGTGGACGACCTCGTGAGCGTCACGACGCTGACGACAGATGACGATGCCAACGGCACGTACGAGACAACGTGGACCGCAGGGACCGACTACAACCTCGCCCCAGGCAACGCAGCTCTGGACGGCTGGCCGTACAACGAGATCGACGTCTCGGTGACGTGGCCGCGCAACTTCCCACGCGACGTCTATCGCGGCGTCAAGGTGGTCGGCGTCTTCGGATGGCCGTCCGTGCCAAACGCAGTGAAGCAGGCGGCAATCATCCAAGCCGGAGCAGTGTGGTCAAGCCGCACCTCGCCGTTCGGCGTGATCGGATCACAAGACCTCGGCGGCATCCTGCGCCAAGCGCGTGCGCTGCATCCTGAATCGCAAGTATTGCTGGAGGCATACCGACGACGTGAAGGTCTAGCTCGATGAGCTTCAATGACCGAACGATCATCGCTGGACTCGCCGCGCACCTGACGGCGCAAACGCCACCAACTGGCTACGTCCTTCGCACGGTTCACTCCTTCCCACCTGACAATCTCGCAGTTGTCCCAGCGGCAGTGATCATCCCAGGCGATGACACCATCTCCTACGGAGCCAGCAATCGCCAAGTGACCCTGACGCTGAACGTCGTGGTCTACATCCAGCCGCAGGCTGACCTCGGGCGCAAGTACGCCGACTTGATGACGTGGCGAACGTGGCTGCGCGACAGCCTCATTGACGGCGTGACGCTCGATGGTACGGATGCGGTCGCGCAGGCGAGCGTGACTTCCACGAACATCGGCACCGACACTTGGGCTGATCAGGACTACCTGACAATCACCGCGACCGTTGAGATCGCAAGCGTGGAGGCAATCGCCACCAGTGCCTAATCTCAAGAAGCCTCTGAGCTACCCAGTCATCAGCCACATTGACGTGCAGTTCGTGCCAGGCTCAATCCCACAGGGAGAGTTCGTGGCTGGTCTGCCGTCGGACGGTAGTATCATCAGCGCACCTGTGGTTCAGGCAGAGGCTTGGATCGCAGCAGGAATCGCCAAGCGTGCCGCGACTGCGGCTGAAGACAAGGAGAACGACTAATGCCAGCCGCATCCGCAGGGAACGTACTGTTCAGCAAGTTGGTCGCCTTCAAGGAGGCGACGCCTGGAACTATTCCGACGCTGACCAGCGGCGGCCGCAAGATGCTCGTCACGCCAACTGGCGTGATCAGCGATGGCGTGACCATTGAACTCGGCGCCGAGCGATCTGTTGCACTTCGCAACCCGCTCATCGGCTCCACCGGCACGATCGTCTCCATTGAGCCAACCCTGAGCGCCACCGTTCCTGCGGTGAGCGTCGGCGAACTTCCAATCTGGCTCTCAATGACGAAGACCGACACCGTGAGCGGCACGGCTGCTCCATACGAGTGGGACTACGACTACTCGATGACGGCGGCGAACTCGCCGACCTCCTACTCGCTCGTCGCCACCGATGGGCTTCAGCAGTACGTCGCCAACTATTGCCTCGCTGAGTCAATCACCATCGCGGCTGACCGCAACGGACTCACGAACCTGAGCGCCAATCTCTTCGCGCAGAACGTTGCGAAGAACAGCGCGACACTCGCCGAAGGCACACCGACGTCACCGTTTATGGCGGGACGCCTCTGGAACGCCTTCCAGCACGGCAGCACCTTCCCAGGCACGGCAGACGGCACGGCGTACGAATACCTGCTTGACTTCTCACTGGAGTTCAACGCAGGCATCACGCGCCAGTCGTACCTTGCAGGCACGGTGGTCTTCAGCACACACGCGGAGAGCAACCCATTCACCGGCACGCTGACGATGACGGTCTCCTCGACCGCTTCGGCAGTCAGCACTTGGTACGACGCCTATCGCGCAGCTACGCCGAAGGGCGTGCGCCTGACGTGGAGCAACGGCACCTACAGCGCGCACATTATGGCGATGATCGTCCCAACCGAAG